TTAATCAGCGGGTTGGGGGTTCAAGTCCCTCGCGGCGCACTCATCGCCATCGTCCGGTCCATCCGGTCGGTGGCGTTCTGCATTTCCGGTCTCGATCCACTCAAGCGGCACGCCTGTACGTAGAGACCACTGACGCAACACGATCCGCCGTGGTGTGACTCGGCCCGACTCGTAATTGCTGATCGTGTTACGTGACACCTCGATCGCTTCAGCGAGCGACCCCTGATCCAATCCCGCAAATTCTCGGGACTTTCTTAGACGGTCGGCGACGGTCCAGATAGGGACGATGCCGGGTTCGAGTGCGCTGGTCATGCGCACAAGGTTACGCATGGCGTAGATCCTTGCGCAAGCCTAGAAACTTTGCGACTCGCGCAACCTTAGGTACTTGCATGTTCCGCGAACCTGCCCTACGTTGTGCAAATGCCAAACCATCACCAAGTGGTGAATAGATCCGACCTCGCGGCCACCGCCGAGGTAGCTGAGATTTTGGGGCGGTCCGTTGCCACCGTAAACCGTTGGGCCAAGGACGGGAAGCTCCGTCCCGTGGCAAAGGCTCCCGGTATTCGGGGGCCGTACCTGTTCGATCGCGCCGAGATCGCGCGATTTAAGACCGGCCGCCACTCGTGACCGCCGAGATCGTTCTATTCGCTATCCCGTGCATCATCTCGTGTCTGGCGGTCACCGCTGGCCGTCGAGTCCTGAGCCGCCAGCGGGCGGATCTTCGGAAGGACCGCGTCGAGCACCTTGAGGTAGTGGATCGTGTCCGCGAGGCGCTTCCTCGCTTCCTCGTCCTCCCTCATCTCGTCACTGAACATGAGTCCCGCGAATCCGGCGCCGAGCATCGCGCCCAAGGCGAGCATCGCGGCGGCGAGGATGCATCCGGCGGTAGTTGCCGAGACCGATCCATTCCGAACACCGACAAGTGCGAGGCTCTCGCCGAAGCTGATTACGAGGACGATAACGATGGTCGCAATGCGCACCAGTCTGGGCAGCCTCGAGATTGTGCCGACGATGTCGCCGCTGAGGTAACCGGCGAGCAGCAATACCGGTATGAGCGTCGCGAATACACCGCACTGGTCGGCGTTCATGTTTGTTCTCCCTCTGGTTGTGGTGATCCGAGGGTAGGTGGCGAGCCGGGGCGCGGCGGCGAAACTGGCCTCGGCTCGCCGCGGGGGTCCGCATCATGACCGCGGCGGAGCAGGCGTTGCCAATCTCGAGCCCCGTTCATTTCCGCACCACCGGATCGTCGGTTGCTTGCGGCGCGCAGCACCCCGCGATCACGGTCACTGATGATCCGGACACGATTTCGTGCCCGGAGTGCATGGTTCGCTACCTGCACGGCATGGACCGGCTTCGAGCCGACGTCGCCGAGGTAGTGAGGTTCACGAACCCGGTCGAGCCGCCGCCGTCCGCGCTCGCCGCTCGGCAGGCAGCGACTCACCGCGCGGGCCAGGCGGTTCGGCGCGCGAACCGGGCAGCAAAGATCGTCGATTCGCTGGCGGCGTCTGATGGCGGCCGCGCGCTGCTATCCGGTTACACGGCGGCACGTGAGCTGCTCGACACCGCGCTTACTGATCTGGATATTTCGCTGGCGACGTTGAAGAAACTCCGCCGCGACGAACTCGACGCTGCGAAGTCGGCATGACCGCGCAGGGCCTGGACCAGGTCACGCTGTACGACTTCGACCTGTCGGTCCAGATCCCGGTCGCGAAGATCGTGACGTTCATGGACCGCGAGATCGACTGCACGGTCACCGGCGCGATCTACATGGGCACACCGTGCTGGCTGGTCGAGCCGGCCGAGGCTGACCTCCACCGGATGGAGATCAAGACGCTGCGCACGTCGACACCGCCGTCGACCCGTTCGCTGTTCATCATCAAGCTCGCTTGCTCGTGCGATCTCTGCAGGCAGGCCACTCAGTGACCGCCGGTATGGACGCCGGCGGCTGGATCGTCGTCCTCGCCGCACTGCTCCTGGCCGCGGTCGCCGCGCTCTATGTGCTGTGCCCGCCGTTCCGTCGCTGGGTCGACGACGAAAACCCGAACCTCACCAGCAATAGCGAACGGCCACCCGCTGCAACGGATGGCCGTTCCGATCACCTCGAGAGGTAACACCATGCAACGCACATCTTATCGGCTGAGCCGTGTGCCGATCGTGATCGGCGCGGCGTTCGTCGCCCTGGTCCTGGCGTGCGGCACCGCGTACGCCTGCCACCCGACACCGTCACCGCGGCCCACTCCGCCCTCGTCGTGCAGCCCGAAGGGATACAGCTCATGCCAGCCGAAACCGAGCCACACCCGCACGCGACCGGCGGAATCATCGAGCCCGGTTGGCACGTCGAGCGCCTCGAGCCCGGCGAGCGATACATCCGCCTCGCCAACGCCCTCAGCTACCTCGGCACCCACCGATTCGAGCCCAACCGGCTCCCAACCGCCAGCGCAGACTGGGACGCCTTCAAGTCCGCCCGATACCAGCTCGTCCGCGCCGTCGAGCAGCAGCGCCGCCGCCTCGCCGTCGTCGAGTAGCGCAACGCCTGCTTGCCGGTCCGGTCAGATCATCACGCAGCCGGCGCCGTGCATCAGCGCACCGTGGATCTATTTGCCGCCGGTCAACCTCCCGCCACACGGCTACAAGCCGATACCGCACCTACCGCTACCGCCCAAGACCGTCGCTCACCCTGCCGCCGCGGCCGCGGCCGCCATAGACGCACCGGTCGTCGCCAGTCCCCCCGTGCTGGCTTCGACCGGTGCCACACCCCACCGCGTGATCGTCGTTGGGCTGATCTTGCTGCTCGCCGGCATCGTCCTCGTGGGCCTGTTCTGGCCGCGCCGGACGTGGGAAAACCCGACACGCAACTACACCAGGAACACCCGATGACCGCCGAGACGATCCCGGCCGTCCTCGAGCACGTCGTCATCGAGGAGGATCCGGCGATCCTGATCGCGCGGCTCCGTGTCGCGGCCGCCCGGCTACACCCGGACAACTTCGACCGCACACCGACGCCGATCCAGTACATCGCGATGGCGCTCACCGTCGAGCTGACCACGTTGTCGCTCATGATGGGCAACGAGGCTCACGTCCTGGCCGCGACCGCCATCTACGACGCGCCCGGGCGCTGGTGAATCCCGTGAAGCGCGTCACCGACCGAGACGAGCAGTGGCTCGCCGAGCACGGCCTGACGTGGCAGCCCCTACCGCCGAACATCATCCCGCCGGCCGAACCGCGACCCGTCCGCTGGACCGACCGCGGCGAACGCCTGCTGCTACTCGTCCGGACCGTCGGCGAATACGCGACCATGCTGCTGCTGTTCTGCGCGGCCTACGCCCTATGGCTGTTCTGCTTCTGGATCGCGATATGGCACCGCGACCTCGTGCCGTGGGTCGCGATCGCCCTGTTCGCTGTACCCGCGGCCGCCTACCAGCTGACCAAGAGGTGGCGGCGGTGAGCCCGGCGAGCGAGCTGTGCACGGACCGCAACTGCGGTCGGCGGATGGACCAGTTCCTCATCGACAACGGCTACGAATACCACGTCGGCTGCGGACTAAACCCGCGCGACAAGATCGCCGCGATCCGCTGGTACGCCGAGATATCACGAGAAGTACTCGCTGCCCGCATCAAGGCCGGCACGCAACTGCAACCGCAACGGATCGCGCTCGACATCATCCGCGAGACCGCGACCCAGCTCGAGGTGCTATCCGCGAACACCGTCGCCGGCGACATGAACGCGCTGGCGATCAAACCCACCGACCGCCGCGTCGCCTGGGCGAAGGCCATCGAACTCGGGTACGTCCAACCGTCGAGGGTCACCGTCGGAACCGGCAAGACGGCCACCCCGGCGTATCAGTCGCTGCTGTACCGGAAACTCACCCCCGCGCAGCAACGCCGGCGCGCCGCGCGCCTCGACGTGGCGGTGCCGGCATGAGCGCCGAGGTCGAGAGGCTGCGGCGAATTGAGGCGCTCTGCATCGCCATCGAGAACCGCGCCAAATCACTGATCGAACGTCCCGAGGAAACCCTGCGACGGTTTCGGCAAGAGCTGGCTGCACTCGCTGCAGAAGCACCAACCGAGGTGGCAAAGCGGGACGCGAAAAACCTCCGTGTTCTCGCTGATGCGCTGCAGAAGCGTGGCCAGTGGCCGTTGGAGCAAGCCGTCTTGCGCGATATCGCTGCGCGAATCGAGGTGTCGTCGTGACTGTTCCTGGTATCCCAGTAGATCCGACCGAGGATTTATTCGGTTCGTCATGGGACTGCGCAGGGTGCGGTGAAACCAATGTCGGTGTACTTACTGAGGACTCGACCTGCAGATATTGCGGCTATGTCGTCAACGCGGAGGACTACGACCCAGTAGAGCCCCAACTGGCCGATCCGAGCGCGACGGTCGTGGTCTACAGGATCACTTGCGGTCACCCGGTGGCCACGACCTCCGCGGCGATCACTGACCTGATCGTGTTCGATCGGGTCTGGGCTGTGCGGCCGGCGTCGGATGAGGATCTCGCGTTCATGGTCACGAAGGGCGCGGCCGGTTCCTGCTACGCCTGCCGTCTCCCGTCGCAGGTCAACTATCTGACGAAGATGCTGATGGTCGCCGCGCAGAAGCTGGTGACCGGATGAGCGCCGCACCCGCGCGGCCTCGGCTGACGTTGCCGGCGCTCCTCGAGCAGCTCGTCGAGGCGACATCCGCGGATGACGTGATGGTCATCGGTGTCCGCGCGATCGAGTCGCATTACCAATTCGCAAAGGTCTATTGCCGTGTGTGCCCGGGCAGCCACTCACTCAAGACACTGATCGGTCTGTGTGGTCACGTCCGCCGAACCTTGCCGAACGGACCCGGTAATCCGGAGCGGTGGCACCAGCACACCTTGACCGATTTCGCGGTCGGCGAATGAACGAACACATCCGCGAGATAATCGCCGAGGCCGTCCTCGACCTGGCCCTGATCATCAAAGACCCCGACGACCAAGAGATCCGTCGCGCCCAGCGCATGCGGTCCGCGGCTGAACGCGCACTGACGATGTGCGCCGGCGACGCGATCACCGCCATCACGATCGCTGCGTCCCTCGTCGACGTCGACGGCGCGATCCAACCCTGGCACCTGTCCGACCCCAACTGGTCAACCATCCACAGCGCCGAACCCCGAAAGGACGTCCCGAGATGACGATCACCATCACCGACATAGAAATCGGCCTGGTCCACCCGCACAAGGCCAACCCGCGCCACGACGCGACCGCGGACGCCGAGCTGGTGAAGAGCATCAAATCGTCCGGCATCCAGCAGCCGCTCACCGTAGCGCCGTCAGCAGACAACTTCGGCTACACGCTCATCGACGGCCATCGCCGTATCGACGCTGCCCGCCAGGCCAAACTCGCCACGGTGCCGTGCCTGATCCGTGAGGAACTCGCGCACGAGCCCGCGCAGATCGAGGCGATGCTGATCGCTGGGCTGCGCCGACGCAACCTGTCGCCCGTCGAGGAAGGTGAGGCGTACCAGCTGCTGCTGACATTCCCGGACTACACCGCGGCGATGATCACCAAAGCGACCGGCACCTCCGCGAAGAGCGTCAAGCAGCGGCTGCAGATCGCCGAGATGCCCGACGCCGCGAAGGCGAAGATCCACGATGGGCAGCTGTCGCTGGGCGACGCCGTGAAGTTGGCGCCGTTCGTCGACGAGCCCGAGGTTTTCGAGAAGCTCTCGCAATCGGTGGGCACCGGCAATTTCCAGTACAACCTGGCGGACGCGAACAAACGCCGGAAGGCGATCGCGGCCGCGATTGAGGCCGGCGCGGAGATAATCAGCAGCCGGGCCGCGATGTACGAGCGGTATCCGAACGCGATGAGACTCACTCGCGAGGATGAGGTCGGCCCTGGTGTTGTGCTGATCTACCCACCAAACGCTTACTACTCCGAGTACTTCAAGGCCGAACCTGAACAGGCCGAGCGTGATCAGCCGAGCTCCGTGATCAGTGCCGATGATGATGCGCATGTCTCCAACGCCGGTGGGTCGATGGTCGAGAAGGGTCGGGCGAAGAAGCAGCGCGAACAAGAGCAGGCCGACTGGGCCGAGCGTGAGCGGCTCAAAAAGATACGGGAAACCGCGACTGCTGCCCGCCTCGAGTTCTGCCGCGACGTTGTCTCCACGGTCGAGCTGAAGACAACCGACCTCGAGATCGGCCTGCGCGGCACGTTCTGGAACCTGGTTTACGAGGGCGAGAACGTGACGCTCGACTTGCTCGGCGTGCCTAAGAGCGATGACGTGGACGGGCGCCGCGCCCTGGGCCGCCAGATCACCGACAAGATGAGCCTGGCTTCGCTCGTCCTGGCGCTGGTCCTCACGCAGCATCTGCTCTTCTCTGACCCGATCCTCGGCACGCGCAACAGCTACCGCGATCTGGATGAGTATCAGGGCGCCCGCACCTATATGGACTTCCTTGCTGGGCAGCTCTGGTATCAGCCCAGCGATGTCGACCTCGAGCAGCTCGCGGCGGTCGACGAACGGATCGCCGAGCTGACCGCGGCGGTGGCCGGCAGTGGTTCGGAGTAAGCCGACCACGTGCGGAGCGATCGCCAAGGTCAACGCCCGGCTCGTACCGAGCCTGCAACGCCCGTGCACCGACCCGCCCGGGCATAGCGGCCGCAAGCATCATCACGTCGTCGACGGCCGCACGGTCATGGTCTGGACGCGTGACCCGGCCGAGAGTCGGCCGACGACACGCACGGTGCTACTCGGATGAGGTGTGATCTGCGGGCCTGCCGCGTCTGTACCGGGTGCGCCCACGACCGGCACCAGGAATGCCGGCAAACCGTGACCTGCCCATCCAGCGGCAGGGTGAACCGCTGCGAATGCTGCGGGAAACCCGAACCGCAATCGCTCCGCGAACGGCTGGAATCGGCCAACAATCCGAAAGTGAGGCTACCCGCATGACCGTCGTAACCGTAGGCACCGACGATCTCCGCCAGGCCCTTCGCGCCGTATCCGTCCACGCGGATCCGGATCCGGAGTTCGCGCAACTCCACCGCGTCCGGCTCGAGATCGGATCGGTGAATTTGACCGTCACCGCCACGAACCGTTACACGGTCGGCCACGCGATCGTGTCGATCGAGGACGGCGATGGCGAAGTCGCCAAGTTCGACCTGTCACCCCAAGACGTCAAGGAGATTCTCGGACTGTTCAAGGGCAGCAAAGACGGCCAGGACGAGTTCCTCCGCCTCGAGGTCACCGACGAGCTGCTCACCGTCACCGACATCTCTGGCCTGTTCGCCGGCAAAGCGCTGTCGCTGCCCAGATACGCCACCGACGACAACTTCCCCAACATCGAAAAGCTGCTGCACACCAAGCTGACCGCCGGCACGTCCGAGTCAGATCGGATCGTCACAAACGGCCAGCTCCTCGGACTGTTCACCGCGGCCGCGAAGGCCTACAGCGAGGCTCTGGTCATCGACACCACACCGGTCGGCTACTCGATGGTCATCACGTGCGGCGAATCGTTCCTCGGGCTGCTCACCGCGATCCGGCCGGATGAAGATCTCAGCCTGCAAATCGACGGCTGGCACAGCGCCTGGCTGCGCCGGCTCGTCGAGTACTCCCTGACCATCGACGAAACAGAGGACACCAATGCCTGAGCTAACGACCCGATCAGAGCACATCCGATGGTGTAAGGAACGCGCTCTGGCGGAACTAGATCAAGGCAATGTCCAGAACGCATTTGCATCGCTGGTCTCAGATCTCGGCAAGCATGGCGCAACGCGCGACCACGCGGCATTTGAACTCGGCGCAATGCTCCAGCTCGGCGGCTTTCTATCGACGCCGCGCGAGATGCGGGAGTTCATCGAGGGCCTGGAGAGCGGCGACTGATGGACGAACACCTCTACACGGTCGCTGTAACACTTGCAGCTGCTCGTGAATGGCCGCGCACACTCCACATGGGCATCGAGGGCTACACAGCCGCTCACCGTTCCGTCGACGATGCGTTCCAGGCACTGGCCGCAATGCGCGGCCTGACCGTCACCGAGCTGACGGACGCGGTCAACGCCGAGACCGAGCGGCGACATGTCTGAGTGCGCCAGGAGCACACGCTCAGTGACGTCGGTGCACCTGATTCGCCGTCGCCGAGCGGAGGGCACGAGCGGTTCGAGCAGCCAGGGAATCAGATGGCGTGTCGGAATCGGAAACCGGCGCGATGGCGATCTTTCGATCAGAGGAATCGTCGTCGTCGGGAAAGACGATTTGAAGTGGACCGAGGACCAACGGGGCGAGCACCAACGCGACCGAGATCACGATCGTCCAAGACGGCCACCCCTTCTTGATTCCGCTCTCCGACCCCATGATCAGGAGCACCCAAGCCACCACCCCGCAGAACACACTAAGAGTCCAGGCGAGTCGCGAGGTCAGTGTCTTGGTGTACCTGCGGACGTTTCGGCGTTCGAGGACACCGGCCAGGAGAAATACCGGTATGACCTGGGCGAGGAGCACGCACTGCCCTGGACTGACACGGGGTTCATTGATCTTTGCGAGCAGCAACATGACGCTGAGTTTGCACTATGACCTTTCGACCAAAGATCGCCGAGGTGTTCTCGCGCGGCTGGCGAGAAGAGCGGGCGTCCACCTGACGGCCCCAAGCCCTGTCCGCAGGTGTTGATGATGATTCGAGATCGTATGAGGAGACCGCGCACGTGCCCTGGAACAAGAACGGCGACACCGGTGGCACGCACCCGGCGATCATGGCCGTTGCCGGGCTTCGCGGCTACCAACCCGGTGACATCAATATGGTCGCCGGTTTCTATTGGCGATTGACCAACCAGTCGAGCGCGTTCACCACCGACTACATCGTCGACGCTGGCACCGTCGTCACCTTCACCGAGAACAACCCGCGGCTGCTGAAATTGGCCATCAGGACCGGGCTGCTCACGAAATGCAAGGGCGAGAACGGCCTCGCCGCGTATCGGCTCCTCGAGGATCCCGAATTCGTCCACATCCGGACGAAGGCTGAGATCCAGCTGTCGCGGCAGCAGAAGGCCGACACCAACAACCTCCGCCTTGCTGTACCGGTTCGGTTCCGCGACGGCGACCTGTGCCGTTACTGCCAGGTCGTCACCGCGTGGGCCGGCCGCATGTCACCCCGCCGCGGCACGCTCGACCACCTGCATCCGGGCGAGGAAGCGACCGTCGACACGATGGTCGTCGCGTGCACGCACTGCAATAGCCAGATGCGTGATATGGCCGGCGAGGAACGCGAAACGCTGCTGCCCGCGCCCGACGTCCCGTTCTACACCCAGACCACAGCGAAATGGCTGACCAAGAACGGCCGCCCCGTGGAACCGAGCGGCAACACCAACCAGCGACCTGACACCCAGCCGGGCCACGCGCAACCCGAGACCACCGAAACACGAGCGCAGCGACCCAGCACCCAGCCGGGCCACGCGCGCATCGCGGCAAGCGATCCGACCAAACCCGGACCCCGCGCCGGCACAACCCAGCCCCGCACGCACGCGAATCGATCCCCGAATAGCAATTCGAATTCAGAAACTCATCGCGAGGGAATGCATTCGGCTGGGTCGGGTAGGGACGGGTCGGGTAACTCCGTACTTAGCTCTACCCCCGTGACATCTAGCAAACGACGACGCAAACGCAGTCGTCGTTCACGTGGAGCACCCGAATGACCAAACGCAGCAGACTCAGGAACAAGCAACCCGCCCTCCCGCCACCGAAGAAGACAGATCCGGTTCAGGACCTGATCGATATCCAGGCCGACGAGCTGCTCATGCTGTGGCGCATCCTTCCCGCCGCGCTGGCCCGCGATTCGGTCACCTCATCGATCGGCGGCGAGCGGCATGGCACCGGCGGCGCGAAAGGCTCACCCGCTGGCCTGAACTTCCAGGTCCTCGAGGTGGCCAGCATCATCGAGACCGGCCTGACACAGCTATCGGCCGAAGCGACCGCGATCCTCCATGAACTGAACCCGGCCCACGGCCCGACGCACCTGCTGTGCGACGACCCGTCGTGCGAGGACCTACGGCGGCCACTTCGGCGGACACCGTCGCAGATCATCACCTCGATCCCGCGATGGCACCGCGAACTCGCACACCGCGGCCAACCTCTCGCGCGCTACCTCGCCAAGGACCTGGCGGCGTGGCTGAGGATGGCCCAATCAGCAATCGGCATCCAGTCCCACGACACCCGTTCAGACCTGACCTGCCCACACCACCCCGACGCACTGACCGGCCTGCTCGAGGTCGGACCGCAAGCTCGTCTCAACCCGACACTGCTCGCTGGCCCACCGGGCCGTGACTGGATCATGCGCGGCGGCGAGTGGGCCTGGTCATCGACAACCGGGCAGCCGGCGTTCGTGTGGCAGGCAAGCGGCGCGATCCGATGCCCACGATGCAAACGAACCTGGACTACCGTCGCGGAACGCCGCGCACTCGCCAAGGAGGCAACCCGATGAACCTGGCCGACTTCCTACTCGACCGCGCGCAGGAGGACATGACGCACGCGGCGAACTTCCGCGCATGGCTGGCCGAGACCGGCAACACCATCGTGTGGGGCGGCACCTCGCTAGTCGATCGGATGGAGATCGAGATCCTCGCCAAGGGCCGCGTCGCGCAACGGCTCAAGGCATTCGACGGCGCCGAGATGACACTCGATCGACTCGACATCAGAGGACGCTTGGCTGGGTTCAACGCGACAATGTTCGCAGCCAGGTGCCTGGCGCTGGCGTACGCAGACCACGAGGACTATGACGAGCAATGGCGATTGTGAGGCGTTGACCTTGATCCTGTTCGTGGTGATCATTGCCCTACTCGTTGTCGGCGCAATGCTCGTCGGCTACGTGATCCTGCGGCACCTCGCCTCAAAGTGGTGACCGGACTATGACTCACGACGACCAGCTGCTGCTCGATGGTCCCGCGATCGCCGTTGCGCTCGGCCGGCATCCTGATCAGATCAGGCGTTGGGCATCCGATGGTCTCATCACTCGACGCGGCCGCGATCGCAACGGCCGCACGCTGTACGACTACGACGAAGTCGAGGCCGTGGCGCTGTCGAAACCGACACGCACACGCGCACGGGTGTCAGCACTCCCGTCCGACAATGGTGTTTAATCACAGCTGAGTGCAGTGCCATCACTGTGTCCAAGGCCCGGTCAATTGATCGGGCCTTCGTCATGTTCGAAGGTGATCGCGGTGTAACGATGGCCGAGTTCCTGACCGACCACCAGCTGCGTGTGCGTAAGCGTCAGGTCCTGGCCGTGGCCACACACTGCGCGCTGTGCGGCAAGGCGCTCGACTTCGACGCACCACCTCGCACACCGTGGTCGCCTTCGGTCGACCACAAGCTGGCCCGCGAGCTGGGCGGCGACGACTCCTGGTCCAACCTGCAGCCGTCCCACTACGGATGCAACGCAGGCAAGGGCTATAAGGCGACACCACCCATGCGGACATCACGAATCTGGTGACCGATGCACCCCGGGGGCGGGTAAAAGTCTGGCCCGTAGGCGGTGTTCTCGACCCGCTGTGCATGTTTTTTTCTCCCCTCACGCGTTTGGGGGGACCTTCGGAAGGCGCGCCATGGATCTGCTCGACCACGGCGGCCGCCACCACCCGCGCGAGGGATGCGAGCTATGCAGCTCGTGGCCCGACTGGTGGCGTGACCTCGCCATCAGACTGACGATCATGGGAGAGATCATGACCAGCAATCAGGAACACCTCGACACCGACATAAAAGGCTTGACCGATGGATTCAAGTCCCTCGAGGACGTGATCACCGGCCTCAAGGCACAGCCGGGCGCCGACGCGCTCGACTTCAGCGCGGCCGACCAGCTGCTCGCCTCGGTCCAGGCCGCGGTCGCCGCCGATTCCCCAGCGCCGGCCGCGCCCGTCGTCGTGCTGCCGCTGTACGAGTTCGCCGGCGACGACCAATTGTCGATCGATTCGACGCAATGGTCGCTCGCCGACGTCGCGGCGACCGATGGCCACGCGCTCTATCACTTCGCCGGCGACGTCGACGCGAACGCGACGGGCGCCTCGGCCGAATGGGTCGTCTACACCGGCTCGACGACGCCGGTCACGCACTAACAATTTGGGGCCGCGGGCAGATTGACGGCGCGGCCGGCTGAAGTACTCCACCGATCCAGCTGCCATCGGTGGAGCCCTAAAACGCTCAGAAAAAACTCCCCGTACCTCCGTACGGCATCCTGCATTGGGTCTCGCTGATGGCGCATCGTTTACCTCGGCGGGGTACGCGGGCAGTCGAGCGGGCGACCCTTGAGGAGCTGTACTCGCTGGAGTCTGTGAACACGGCTCCGGGCCAGATTGCCCTTGCATTAGCGAGGCATTTGGACGACGGCGCGGGCATGGCGGCGGCGGCGATCGCGAAGGAACTTCGTAACACGCTGCTGCAAATCAAGACTGGCGGCCAGGTCGATGACGGCGATCCAATCGCGATTTTCCTCTCACGTATCCGGTCTCCGAGCCCAGCCGAGGTTCAGCACACCGAGAACGCTCAGCCGGTCGACGTGGGGCGGCCCAGCGGCGGAGATCGCGAAAGCGATGGGCAAACCGCTGATGCCGTGGCAGCGCCACGTTCTCGACGTCGCCCTCGAGATCGATCCGGTGACCAAGCTGCTGGTGTACCGGGAGTGCCGACTGACGGTGCCGCGCCAGCAGGGCAAGACGCAGCTGATTCTGATCCTGGCGATCTGGCGGGCGCTCGGCCTGGGCGAGCCGCAGAACATCGTGTACACGGCGCAGACCCGAAACGACGCTCGGCAAAAATGGGAAAAGGACCACGTCGAGGAGCTGAGACACTCCCCGTTCAAGAGCCTGTTCGAGATTCGCCTCGCAAACGGAAGCGAAGCGATCCGTTGGCGTAACGGCTCGAACCACGGCATCACGTCCTCGACGGAGAAGGCCGGTCACGGCTCGACCATCGATCTCGGCATTGTCGACGAAGCGTTCGCGCAGATCGACTACCGCACCGAGCAGGCGATGAAGCCGGCCATGATCACCCGCGAGCAGCCGCAGCTGTGGGTTGTCTCGACTGCGGGCACGCAGGAATCGATCTACCTGAACGAGAAGGTCGAGGACGGCCGCGCGCGAGTACTCGCCGGCGCCACGGATTCGGTCTGCTACTTCGAGTGGTCCGCTCCCGAAGACGCCGACCCGGGCGACCCGCAGACCTGGTGGGACTGCATGCCGGCACTCGGCCACACCATCACCGAAGACGGTGTCCGCGCTGAGTACGAGGCGATGAAGGTGAAGGCATTGCGCGAATTCAAACGCGCGTTCCTCAACCAGAAGGCGGACCGCCCAGCCTCACCGCCGCCGATCGATCCGGAGCTGTGGGCAGAGCGCGGCGTCGACCCTGATCTGGTCGACGTCGAGGACCCGGTCGCCTTCGCGGTCGATGTCAACCCGGAACGCTCGTACGCGGCGATCGCGACGTTCGGCATGGCCACCTCGGAAGAAGTCGACGGCCGGTTCGAATTCGGCGAGCTGGTCGAGTACCGCCCCGGTATCGACTGGGCGGTTCCGCGGCTCGCTGAGCTCAAAGCTGAGCACAACCCGAAGGCGATCGCGTTGGACCCGTCCGGCCCAGCCGGTTCGCTGATCCCCGCGCTGCAGGCGGCCGGCATCGAACCGTTGCTGATCACCGCCCGGGAGATGGCCCAGGCGTTCGGCTCGTTGAAGGACGCGACCGTCGCGGAGGACATGTTCCACAGCGAGGGACAGCCGGCGCTGGACGCCGCGATCGCAGGCGCTGTGATCCGCGAGTTCGGCGACGGCCCGTCGAAGCTGGCCCGGAAAGGCTCGGCGGCCGATATCTGCCCGCTGGTCGCGCTCGTGGCGGCCCGGCAGGCCTGGCAGACAGCCGAGGAGCCCGAGGAGATAGCCGAGTTCTCGGTCTTCTTCATGGACGACCTGGAGCTGTGCGACGAGTGCGGGAAGAACCCGCACGAAGACCCTGACGGTGAGCACGATTTCCTGTGCGGCCAGTGTCGAGAGGACACCCGAAAATGAGTGACCTGCTCCTGATATTGGGCCTCGTGCTGATCATCGTCGCCGCGTTCCTGTTCTCGGTCATCGCCGGTCTGTTGCTACTCGGCGTCGGCATGCTCGTCGTCTCGTTGGCGCTGAGCGACGGCAAAGGACTTACGCTGTGGCGCTCCTGAACCGCGCGATCCGCAACGCCCGGGCGATGATGCGCGCGGCCGAATGGGGCGACTCCTCGATCCCGCCGAACTCGGCCGGCACGGACTTCTCCTCGAGCCTCGGCGGCGCGAGCGGTGAAGGTGCGGCGCTCGGCATCTCGACCGTGTTCGCGTGTCTGAAGGCGCTGCACGACGATGTGACGACGTTGCCGTTCATGGCCTACGAGGGCGAGCGATTCGGGCCGCATCAGCCGCTGAAGATCCAGCCCAGGATCGTGACCGAGCCGTTCGGTCCGGACGTCGCGCCAGAGGTCGGTTTCGGGCAGTTGGCGTACTCGAAAGCAGCCCGCGGTAATGCGTACGCCTTCGTTGTGGCGACCGATCCGAAGACTGGTCTGCCGGATCAGACGACGATCCTGCACCCCGACGCTGTGCACCCGACGCGGGACCGCAAGGGCGTCAAGTGTTTCAAGATCGGCCCCGAGACGTACTACTCGGACAAGGTCATCCACATGACCGGCCTGATGCAGCCCGGCGCGGTCGCAGGCATCGACGTCCTCACTGCGCAGCGGCTGCTGTTCGACCTGGCGTTGAAGGTCGGCCAGTATGCCGACGGATTCTTCGGCGGCGGCGGATCACCGGCCGGCGTCATCTCAGTCAAGGAGTCAGGCAACCGCAAGAAGGCCCGCGAGGTCAAAGAGGCATGGGAAGCCGGGCACGCCGGCGTCGCGAACGCTCACCGGCCCGCGGTGCTGTTCGGCGGCGCGACGTGGCAGCAGCTGTCGGTGTCTCCCGAGAACGCGCAGTTCCTCGAGACGCGCAGGTTCCTCCGCGAGGAGGTTTGCGGCCTGTACAACGTGCCGCTGCACCGCATCCAGGCGATCATCGACAACGCCGCCCAGGGTGGCGGCAAGGGCCTGGATGCTCTGGACGCCGGCTACATCCGGCACGGGATCCTGCCGCTGTTGCGCAGCATCGAGATCGCGTGGAACCGGATGATCCCGGGCGGCCTCGGTTCGTGGACCGGCTTCTATGTCGATGAGTTCCTCCGAGCCAACGCCTCTGACCGGGCGACGATCGCGAATCAGCAGCGTGTCTCGGGTATCCGCACGATCGACGAGATCCGCGCCAGCGACGGCCTCGAGCCTTACCCCGATGGTCTCGGGTCGAATCCGTTCTCTCCGCTCAACTCCAACGCATCGCCAGCCGGCGGCGCAGACAACGCACCGGCGCCAGGGAGTACTCCATGAAGAAGATCCGTAACGGTGGTCTCCGGGAATTCGAGCAGCGTGTCCTCGACGGCGACGTCCGGGCGATGCGTGCGCTGGTGCGCCAGGCATCCGGGCCGAACACCCTCGACCTCCCGTTCCACAACGTCGCGCTGCGCGCAGCACCCGACGGCACCGGCGGTTCGCGGCTGCTGTTCACCGGCTACGCCTCGATCGTGGACACCCCCTACACGATGTGGGATTGGCTAGGCACCTACGCCGAGGTCGTCCGCGGCGGCGCGTTCACCAAGACGCTCAGCGAGAACCCCGACACGATCTTCTGCCTGAACCACGGCTGGGACAGTGCGCCGATGGCCCGCACGAAAGCGGGCACCCTGCGCATGGGCGAGGACTCGACCGGCCTCGCGGTCGAGGCTGACATCGACGCGAAACGATCGGACGTCTATCAGGTCCAGTCGGCGATGGACGCCGGCGAACTCGACGCGATGTCCTTCGCGTTCTACGTGATCCGGCAGATGTGGTCACCCGATTACGAGCAGCGCGACATTCAGGAAGTCGACCTGGACGGTGGCGACACGTCGATCGTCACCTGGCCGGCGAATCCGGCGACCACGGGCACCACGGCGCTCCGCAAGCGGGCAGCGCAGGCCCTGGCCCGCTCACGTGTGCCGGCGCTGATCGTTGAACGGGCCCGGGCCGAGAAGCGCGCAGGCGCGACGCTCAGCGCCGCGACGATGACGACGCTGCAGGAAGTCCTCGACCTGATCAGCGATGCCGACATCGGTCTGGACGCCGCGCAGCCGCTGCTCGCCGAGCTGATGGGCGTTCCCAATCCCGACGACGACGGCGAAACCGACGACGTGTCCGACGACACGGCGACGGATGACGAATCACAAAGCAACTCCGGCCCGCATCCCGCGGACGTCAGAGCCCGGCTCGCGCTTCTAGCCGTAGCCGCGAAGTAACGCACCACCCCGCAGCACGCCGGCCGCCCACGCCGGACGCCTGACATGGCGCACCACCTGGGACGGATCACCTGCCGCGACACAGCAGTGACCCACATCCAATGACCGTAAGGAGCAATCCGCCATGTCCAAGTCCACTCTGCCGATCCACCCACGGACCGGCCTCGAGGCCATCGGCGTCACCCGCCGCGGCCCCGTCTGGCCCGCGCTCGGCGGTGAAGCCGGCGTCCTCGAGGCGACCCGCGAACGCCGCGACGCACTGTCCCGCCAGATCGATGAGGCTCTGGCCGCACCGATCCCGGAGGACCGCACCGAGGCCCGAGCGGCGAACGACGCCGTGCAGACCCTGATCGAGGAGCGCACCCAGCTCGACGAGCGGCTCCGCGTCATCCAGGAGCAGGAAGCCCGACGCGCAGCGGACGCTGACGTCCAGCGCCGGCTCAGCGGCGGCGTCGATGCACTGGGCCAGCCGCGGGCCGTCATCACCCGCGAGCCGCGCACCTACGACTCGTACCAGCGTTCGTCCTACTTCCTCGACCTGGCCCGCGTGCAGCTGCAGCGCGGCGACGGCGACGGCGGTGTCGACGCGGCCCGTGACCGGCTCGCCCGGCACGCCAAGGAATTGTCGATCGAGCTGCCCGCTCGTGAGGCACGCCGCGACGAGGCGGCCCGTGAAGGCACCGACCACGAACTCCGTCGCAGCGGCTACAACCGGCGGGCCCGCGAGAATGCGTTCGAGAAACGGGTCAACCCGAACCGCACCGACGGCCAGGGCGGTAACTTCGTCCCGCCGCTGTGGCTCATCGATGAGTACATCGACCTGCCGCGGTTCGGCCGGACCACGGCCAACCTGTGCAACACGATGGCGCTGCCGTCCGGCACCGACTCGATCAACCTCCCGAAGGTCGCCTCGGGCACCACGGCCGCCATCCAGGCAGCGGATGCGGCCGGGGTGTCCTCGACCGACCTGACGGACACCTCGGTCAGCGCACCGGTCCGCACCATCGCCGGTCAGCAGGACATCGCGATCCAGCTGCTCGACCAGTCGCCGATCTCGTTCGACGAGGTTGTAATGGCGGATCTGCTCGCCGACTACAACATGAAGCTGGACCTGCAGGTGATCAACGGATCCGGCACCAGCGGCCAGGTCACCGGCATCCTGAACGTCTCGGGTATCAACGCGGTCACCTACACCGACGCGACCCCGACGCTGCCGGAGTTGTGGGTGCCGCTTCTGCAGGCCGCGTCCAAGGTCGCGAACCTCCGGAAGATGCCGGCCACCGGCACGGTCATGACCCCGTCGCTGTGGTACTGGGCCCTGTCCCAGCTGGACAGCACGAACCGCCCGCTGCTGGTGCCCAACACCAACGCGATGAACTCGATGGGCGACAACGGTCTCCTCGAGGCGGACGGCCCCGCCGGCATGTTCACCTACGGCCTGCCCGCGTTCCTCGACGGCAACATCCCGTCGAACCTCGGCGCCGGCACGAACGAGACCCGCAGCATCACCGCTCGCTGGCAGGACCTGTTCCTGTGGGAGGGCAGCATGCGGACCCGCGTCCTGTCCGAGGTGTTGTCCAACACGCTGCAGGTCCGGATCCAGGTCTACAACTACGTCGCGTTCATGGGTAACCGGCGTCCGGAGGCCATCTCCGTCATCGCCGGCACCGGCCTGATCTCACCGGCCGGCTTCTAGCCAGACGTGGGTGGCGGGAACCTGCCGCTAACTTGTTCCCGCCACCCACCCTGACCGCGGCACACACCAAGAATCCCCAGAGGAGAGAAGGACGTCATGCGACGCGAGCAGTACATCAGCGGTTTGAAGGACGAGAAGGCCAGCCTCGAGCAGCGGCCCCAGAGCGACACCCGCGACCGACGCCTGGCCGAGGTCGACGACCAGCTCGACCAGTACGGAGAGAAACCCCAAGGCCGCCGCCGCGAGAAGCGATCGACCGAACCGACCCCGCCACCTCCGCCCGCACCACTAATCGACCCGGCGCCCGCGGACTGATTTCGACGCTGTTCGGGAACTTTGACAGGAGCGAGCCGTGGCATTCGACGTAGGAGATCCGGTCCCGCTTGCCGTTGCCGTCACTGACAGCAGCGGCGCCGCGGCGAATGCCACGCTCGTCACCTGCACCGTCACGCTGCCCGATGGCGTGACAACCGTGAATGTCACGGTCACGAACCCCTCGACCGGTACCTACGTCGGCGCCTACATCGCAACAGTCCCAGGCAGGCACACGGTCCGCTGGGTCGCGACGGGCCTGAACGCTTGCACGTACTCCGACGTGTTCGAGGTCGCGGCCGCTGACCCGGGAATGCTGATCAGCTTGGCGCAGGCCCGCTCAGCGCTGCGCCTGCCCGGCTCCGTGAGCGCTTCGCAGCGGATCGACGACGAGGACCTGCGGGAACTGATCATGGCCGCCACAGGGCCCATGGAGGACCTGTGTGGGCCGATCCTGCCTCGGCAGTGCGATGAGACCCACGACGGCGGCGGCGTCACTGTGCGGCTGCTCCAGGCGCCGTGCATCAGCATCACCAACGTCGTCGAGTCCTACGGTGCCGGCTACAACCGGACCCTGACGCTCGAGACGCTGGACGGTAACGGAGCGTTCGACTCGTTCGGCTACACCGTCGACCTCGACGACGGGATCCTGATGCGCCGGATCTCCGGCGTGGCCGCTCAGTTCATCGGCGGCCGCCGCAATATCCATGTCACCTACGTCGCCGGCCGGACCGTCATATCGATGCGCCTCGTTCGCGCGACCCGCCGACTAGTGCGCTGGTTGTGGCAGACCGAGATGCAGGGCCAGCGGCCCACGAACTCCGGCCCAGAGCAAGTGACCTACACCCCGATGGGCTTCGCCGTACCGAACGCGGTGGTCCAACTGTGCGGCGACGAGCGCCGGATCCAGGGCGTGGCCTGATGCAGTCCGTCCCCGGCGTCTGGGACGCCCTCTACAGCGCGCTGCAAACGTTGTTCCCGGCACCGGCGTACGTCTCGGCGGGCGACCCGGGCGAATACCAGCCGGACCTCATCATCGCCATGATGGGCATCACCTCGCCCACCACCCGGCCGACGATGGGCACGAACCGCAGCCGCGAGGAGATCGCCGACCTGACGCTCGTCATCTCCGCGTACGTCGCCGGCGGCGCGGAGGCCCAAGCACCCGCGATCGACGCCGCCTACGTGGCGTACGGCCAGCTGGTGGCCTATCTGCGAGCCACCCCGAACGAGAAGCTCGGCGGCTCCTGCTACGACTCCTGGGTCTCGTTCGGGTCGATGGTCCCGTCGACGAGCTGGGAACACGTCGAGGGCCTGGCCGATCCAGTGCCCGCCGGCCGAATCGCTGATCTCACCTGCACCGTCACCGCGAAAGTCCGCTACTAGCCCGGAGGATTCCGTGCCTGTCATCAAGAACATCAATCCCCTCGGCCAGGTCGACCTTCCGCTGATCATGCGCGAAGGTGACCCGCTCGACGAGCACGGCGTCGGCTGCCTCGAGCCCGGCGAAGAATTCGAAGTCACCGCCGAGCACGCGCGGATGCTGCTCCCGCAGACGCTCAACTACGAGCCTGTCGATGCCGAAGCGCATCAGATCCTCGAGGCGCTCCAGGCCGAAGCCGAACCGGCCGAGGACCCCGTGCCGGCCGACCCGGCGGCGACACCTGCCGCCGGCGAGGACACCAGCACACCGCCGGCCGCAGGCGATCCCGCGCCGGCCGCCGATGCCGCAACTCCGAAGGGTGAGGCCCAGTAATGGTCAGCGCACAGGATGCCTCGATCGGCTTCGGGACGGAAACGACGTTCAAAACGGCGGTCACAACCAACCGCTGGCTCGAGTACGTCGACGAGTCGCTCGACTGGAACAAGAACGTCAAGCAGGGAAAGGGATTGCGTGTCGGCGGCCGCGTGGCGCGCTCAGGCCGGCGGACGGTGCCCACTGCGGACGGCGGCGGTGACTTCACCACTGAGTGCGTGTCTAAGGGCATGGGCTTGCTGTTCTCGTACCTGCTTGGATCCGGTGTGTCGACGTTGGTGGCCGGCAGCACCTTCCAGCAGGTGTTCACCCTGGCGGATCTGCTGCCTTCGTTCACGCTGCAGAAGGGGCTGCCGCACGTCAACGCCGACGGCAGCTTCACCGTCGACCCGTACACGTTCTTCGGTTGCACCGCGGACTCGTTCGAGCTGGACTTCACCAGCGGCGACATCTTGTCGTTGAAGGCGACGATCGATGCCGCGGACCTGACAACGGCTACGGCGTATGCCGCGCCGTCTTACGCGGCCGCGCCGAACCTGTTCCACTTCGCCAACGCCTCGCTGTCCTCGGGAACGTTGACGCCACCGACCGCGACGGCGCTGGCGAGCGCCACGACACAGATCGCTGACATTCGCAGCGGGTCGTTGACTCTCAACCACAACACCGCGCAGGACCGGTACAACTTCGGCGGCGGCGGCCGCAAGTCGAAGCCGACCGTCGGTGAGCGCGATATTGCGTGCAAGCTCGTCGGCGAATACGACTCGACCGCCTACCGCGACGCGGTGCTGAACGAGACGCCGATGTGCCTGCTGTTCAACTACACCGCCAGCTCGCTCAGCACCGGCCTCGAAACGCTGCAGGTCGTCGTTCCCGAGGTGAAGTTCGACAGCGAGCTGCCCAAGACGAACGGCACCGATCTGATCACTCAGTCGATGTCCGGCGTGGGCCTGGACAACCTGACCGCGGCACAGCCGATCTGGATCGTGCTGCGCACCTCTGACTCGGCGCTCTGATGCCTGTAGAGGCGAACGAGCAGTTCACCGCGGCCGCGAAAGCCCTGAACGAGGCGGCGGATAAGACGATCCGCACAGAGGTGTACGCGGCGTTCCGGCGGGCAGCCAAGCCGCTGGGTGAGTCGATCATTCGTGAGGGCTCGGCCGAGCTGCCGCACCGCGGCGGCCTAGCCGCCCGGGTCGCCAAGGCGAAGCTGGCCCAGTCAAACGCGACGACGGGCAACAACCCTAAGGTTGCGATCTCGCTGAAGGTCCGCGAGGGCTACTCGCTGAAGTCGATGGATGCCGGCACGATCCGGCACCCGGTGTTCTCCCGCGCTGACCGCACGCAGGTCTGGGTGAAGCAGTCGATCCGCTCCGGAGCGTTCACCCGTCCGTTCGAGGCGGGCGCGGATCCGGTCCGCAAGGAAGTACTCACCGCGCTCGAGAACGTGGCGCGGCAGATCAGGGACGGCACCGCGCGCGGCGCGGGTACGGCCCTCGGCAACCAAGGCGGCTAGATGAAGTTCATGATCGGAGATCGTCTCTACAACGACGCAGCGTTGGATCAGCTGTCGTTGAAGGACATTCTGATACTCGAGATGGAGACCGAGAAGCTCGGCCGGCCGCTGAAGTTCGCGCAAGTCCAAGGCTGGGCCGAGGAGTTCAACCGCCTCGCCGATCGGATGGCGGACAAACGCGCGACCGCGGCCGTGCGGGCCGAGGCGGAGAAGTCCCTGACCGAGCACGAGGGCGCGCTGTGGGTCACGGCGATCACCATCTGGGCGTCCCGCAAGATCGCAGGCGAGGAGATCACGTTCGGCGCGGCGATCGATTTCCCGATGGGTAGCCTGCGGATTCTTCCTGAGCCGGAAGATCGGAAGGCGCCCGCGGACCCTACGCGAGCCCGACCGGGTTCCGGTCGGGCCGCAAAGCGTCCAGCCGGCAAACGCGCCACGAAGTCGACCTCGAGAAAGCCGTCTACAGCCGGCTGACGCTGATCTGCCACCTGTGGCCGTCGATCTCGCCGTGGAACGTGTGGGACCTGAAGTACGGCGAGTGGCGGCTATTCGCGGCCGAGGCCGACGCCTACAGCGATGAGATGAAGAAAGCGCAGGGCTGACCTCGTGACCGATATCTCGTTGAAGTACCTGCTGTTCGGCGAGGACCGCACGGCCAGCAAGTCGATGAAGGGCCTCGCCGGCGAATCAGCCAAGACGGGATCCTCGCTGAAGACGAGCGTCGTCGCCGGCGCGGCTGTAGCCAGCGCCGCGATCGTGGCGTTCGGCAAATCCTCGGTGGACAAGTTCAAAGAGGTCGGCGGCCAGACCCAGGGCCTGATGCGGATCATGGGCGGCACCGCCGAGGAAGCCTCGAGGTTGCGGTTCGCGGCCGACCAGTCCGGTGTCTCCTACGAGACGTTGTCGAAGTCGACCGGTAAGTTCGAGAAGGCGCTCGGCGCCTCGCTGGGTAGCGGCAAGGCCACCTCGGCGATGATCAAAACCCTGGGTTTCGACTTCCGCGACGCCCAGGGCCACGTGAAGCCGATGAGCGATATTCTGCCGCAGCTGTCGGACAAGTTTTTGAAGATGCCCGCCGGTGCGGAGAAGACAGCGCTGGCGATGCAGCTGTTCGGTAAGTCTGGTGCGGACATGTTGCCGTTCCTGAATAAGGGCAGCTCCGCGATCGCGGCCCTGGAGAAGCAGTCCGACAAGTACGGCCTGACGCTGACCGGATCGAACCTCGACGCGTTGAAGAAGTCCAAGGCTTCGCAACGGGAATGGAACGCGAGCCTGCAGGGTCTGCAGGTCCAATTCGGGGCACAGATCCTGCCGCTTCTCACCAGCTTCACCAGCTTCGTCCGCGGCCAGATCATCCCTGTCGTGATCGCGGTGACGACCTATTTCCAGACCCACAAGAACATGCTGGTCCTGGTCGCGACCGCGATCGGTCTGATCATCACTGCGATGACGATCTCGGCGGTGGTGACTAAAGCCTCCGCGGTGGCGACCAATCTGCATACCGTGGCGAGCGGTATCGCCAAGATCGCGACGGCAGGCTGGGCCGCGGCTCAGTGGCTACTCAATGCCGCGATGTCCGCGAACCCGATCGTCCTGGTGGTGTTAGCCATCGTCGGCTTGATCGCGATCATCGTGCTTATCGCGACGAAAACAGACTGGTTCCAGAGACTGTGGTCGGTCGCCTTCCACGCGATCCAGACTGCGGCGATGGTGGTGTGGAACTGGGTCAGGGCGAACTGGCCGCTGCTGCTGGCGATCCTCACCGGCCCAATCGGTATCGCGGTACTGATCATCACCCGCAACTGGGGTGCGATCAAACAAGGCGCGAGCGATGTGAAGAACTGGATCGTGAGCTCGTTCAACAACGTCGTTAGCTTCTTCTCCGGCCTCGGCGGCCGCATGCTCGCAGCCGGTAAGGCCTTCATGTCGTCACTGTGGACCGGCATCCGGTCGGGCGTGGGCAACGTCGGCGGTTTCGTCGCCGACATCGGATCGGCAATCCGCAATGGAATCAACGGGATACTGCACCTGCCGATCAACATCCCTCGGATCAATACCCACATCCCAGGGATCGGCACCGTCGGCGGCGAGACTCTGATTCCAGCGCTGGCCAAGGGTGGCGTCGTGACCAGGCCAACGGTCGCGCTGTTCGGTGAGGCAGGACCGGAGGCAGTGATTCCGTTGAACAAGTACAAGGGCGGATTCGGCGGCGGCGGCGACGTCTACAACATCAACATCACGCACCCGCTAGGTACAGACGACGCGATCGTCCGCGCGATCGTTCCAGTACTACAGCGGGCCAGGGCGCGCAACGCCTACGTACCGGGATCGATCTGATGGCATTACCCGCAGGCCTGAAACTGGAACTCAATCTGACCGGCACATGGATCGACGTGAGCGGCGACTACGACGGCTCGCCGATCACGTTCAAGTTCGGTCGCTCGTCCGACGTCTCATCGACCCCGCAGGCGGCGTCGATGAGCTGTCGGTTCAACAACGGCAACCCGAACGTCAAGGGCGCCGGCGCCTACACACCGGGCCGCCAAGTCCTCGCCGATGGCGTGACGCCGCACCCGTTCTGGCCCTCGCTCACGGTGCGCAAGCAGATCCGGCTGTCCTACACGCCAGTTGCGACTCGGATCGACCGGTTCACCGGCTACATCCGGCAGATCCAGCCGACTCTGGGCGCGGACGGCTATACCGCCGAGTCTTTGTTCTCGGCGTCCGACCGGACCGACAAGCTGTCAAAGGTCACGCTCGACGCGCCGCTGATGACCGAGATCCTGCAGGATTCACCGTTCTTGTTCTTCCCGCTGACCGAGCCCGCCGGCTCGATGCAGGCGCTCGACGTGGCCAGCGGCCAAACGATGTCCGTCGTGCAGTCGGGCGCCGGCGGACCGTTGGCGTTCGGCGACGCGGGTCCCGGATCCAGCGACGGCACCGGCGTCAAGTTCGCGCCCGCCAGCCTCGTGAACGGCCAGTACCTCCAGTCAGGCGTGCCACCGTTCCCGAAGTTCCTCCCGGCGCTCGGCGACGGCGCCGAGATCTGGGTCCGGGTCCTGTCAGCGCCGGCGTCGACGACCGCGTTCTTCAGCATCGAGGACGCCGGCAGCGTCGGATTGAACGGCGCACCCGCGGGCCTGTCGCTCGAGGTGAACTCCGCCGGCCACGTCGTGCTCGACAGGTCCGGCGCATCACCGGTCACGATCACCTCGAGCGCCTCGATCGCCGACGGCGGATGGCACCTCATCAGCTTCACCCAGGCCGTGTCCTTCGGCGTCAACAACTACGAGCTGTTCGTCGACACGGTCTCCCAAGGCACCGCGACCTCGCTGTATGGCGATGAGATTTACCGGGTCACCGTGGGCCAGAGCTCGCTGTCGACCAAGTCCTCGGCGCTGTTCACCGGCAACATCGGCTACCTGGCATGGTTCGGCATCGGCGGCGCCGGCAACAACGCATGGAACCCTGACCGGGTCGCCGCTCGGTACGCAGCGGGCCGCGGTTACTACGGCGACACCAGCGGCACCCGCATCAAGCGGTATCTGGCCGCGGCTGGTCTGACCTCGGCCGATTGGGATATCGACCCTGGCAAGGCGATCCTCAACACGTACCCGCAGGCCGGCAAGTCGGTTGTCGCCGCGTGTCAGGACGTCGTGGCCAGCGAAGGCCCGGGCGCGGTGTTCTACGTGGCACCGAACGGCAAAGTCACCTTCCGCGATCGGACGTTCCGCAAACCCGGCGCGCCGATCCTGACCGTCGACGCCGGCGCCGACCTGGGCGTCACCTTCGCGCCGTCACTCGACGACCTGGCGCTGATCAACCAATCGACCGGGTCACGCTCAGCCGCCTCGGGCAGCCTGTCGACCCAGACCGCCGCCGATGACGCGTCGATCGAGGACAACGAACTGTCGAGCGAACAAGTCACGTCCTACGCGACCACCGACAGCGACGTCCTGCAGCTGCTGCAGGCGCGCGTCTCGGCGAACGCCAACCCGGGCTACCGGACGCCGCAGATCACGATCGACCTGCTCACCGCGACGACCGCCGGCCTCTACACCGCGTTGGCCGCGCTGCAGGTCGGCTCGCGGATCCGGGTCACCTCCCTCGACGCGACCGTGTCTCCGTCCACCCAGCTCGATCTGATCGTCGAAGGCTGGACCGAAACGATCGCGGCCGACCAGTACACGATCGTGCTCGACACCTCGCCGGCGGACAACCCGGCGACGATGGTCCTCGACGACACCTCCTACGGCAGGCTGCAGTGCTCCGGCCAGACCCTAAACGCCGCCATCACCGCGACCGCGTCAACGATCGTGATCGCGACCAGTGACGGGCCGACGTTCACAACGGTTCCCGCGCGGTACCCGCTGAGCACCCAGATCGGCATGGAGGTCCTCACGCTGGTCAACCCGCCGAGTGGCTCCGCCAGCCCGCAAACGTTCACCGGTGTGCTTCGTGGTCAGAAGGGCACCCCAGCGGCCGCACAGGCCGCCGGATCCATCGTCAATCTATGGCCCACGGCCACCCTAGCTCTGTGAGGTCATAGATGCCGATTAACCCAGTCGCAGTTGGGGATCCTTGGACCGCCGCGTACGCTATGCAGCTGATCAACCAGCTCAACGGCGCGAACACGGTCCAGCCTTTCCAGCCGACCTCGAACACCGACACCCCGGCGTCGCCCAGTGTCGCGCCGACCACCTGGATCAACCTCGGCAACATCACGGTGCCGGCCTGGGCGTCATCGGCCGTCGTGAGCATGAAGATAACCGGCTGCTTCGAGATCGCAGCGGGTACCGACGTCGTGACCCTGAAGATCGGCATCGGGGCCGCTCTCGGATCGGCATCGCCACGCTTGACCTTGCCGACCTCGCCGGGCCGCGGGCCGTTCGTGTGGGACGACCTGATCAGCTCGATCGCGACCGGATCGCAGGCGCTGATCGTGCAGGCCACCCGAGTCAGCGGCACCTCGCAATACCGCGTCGATGCGAACTCCTACATCTCCGCGAACATCGCGTTCCTGCCGTAACCGGCGGGGCATCTGTACACACCCCGCTGCCAATGAAGACCGTGAGGGACCTGGGATGCGTGAACCGAAATGCTGATCACCCTCGTAGCCCTGGCCACGATCATCGGCGCTCCGGTCGCACTGATCGGCGTGTACTTCACGGTCAAACAAGGAATCACCCAGTCGCGCGAATCGCGTGAAAACCGTCAGTCCGCAGCGATCGCCGCAGCTGTGAAAGCGGCGACGGATCCGCTCAGACAAACCATCAAGAACCTTCGGGAGGCGTTGGCAGCAATGACGACGGACCGGAACTACTTCCGCCAGCACGCCGACGAACTCGAGGCTGAGCTTCGGGAGAAGAACAAATGATGGGCATCCACGACAGACTGGCCCGGCTCGAACCCGCCGAGCGCACCATCCTCAAACTGGGCAGCATCTGCGTAGGCCTCGTGCTGATCTGCGCATCCCTCGGCATCGCGCTGTCCGCGCAATCCCGCGCCGGTACCGCCAACCAGCGCGCCCAGGCCGCATGCCAGGTGTACAAGACGATCGCCGAGGCGCCCGTGTCGCCTAAGGCGACCGTGCTCGGTTTGACCATCGCGGCCCAGATGCGGCTGGCCTACTCGAATGCCGGTTGTACGCAAGGACCTTTGAAGCCGATAGATCCGCGCGTCATGCCGTACCTGGGTAAGCGGTGACGTTGCTCATCACCCATCTCGTTGTCTAGGAGTCTCACCATGACCTACGCAGCACAAGCCAGTTTCGGCGTCTACGACCCAGCGGCCATCGGGTGGGCGACCGCTGACCCTGAGAGGGATTCGTCGCTCCTAGTGCCGTTCAGCCATTCGGGTGTGTCCTTCGGGCCGATGAACCGCTATGCCGTGCCGGTATTCAAGGCCGTCCTCGACGAGCTGGTCCCGCAGATTCCCAGCAAGCGACTCGTCGCCGGCCAATGCGGCTGCTACAACCCCGGGTCTCTCACAGTCGGCGGGTCGCGATCGTTCCACACCTACGCGATCGCGATCGACATCAACTGGGGCAGCAACCCGATGTACGCGGCGAGCAAGCCCAGCCTGCCCGACTCGCTGCCCGCGATCACATCGGCGATCGCGCAGAAGTACGGATGCGAGTGGGGCGGCGACTGGTCCTACCCGCAGGACTGGATGCACATCGAGATCCACCTGACCCCGGCCGAGGCGGCCGCGGTCACACCCATCGCGTCAGCACCGCCCGCTCAAACTCTGGAGGAGTTTCTCATGGCAGTGAAAGCAACACAGGACCAATGGAATCTGGTTGTGCAGGCGGCCAACGTGACCGCCCGTTCGCTCACGATTTCGAAGATCCAGACCGGCTACAACAACGGCGTCATAGCGGCGAGGAACACCGCGCTGCTACTCACCGGCCAACAGGCCGCCACCGCCGCGTCCAAGACTCGCGCTGACGCGCTCGCCGCGGCCGTCGCCAAACTGCTCGCACCCGAGACCGCAAAATGAGCGCGCACTCGATCGTCGACGACATCGAGGACGCCGGCGAGAAAGTCAGCTGGATCGCTCGAGCGGTCGCCGCTAAGCGCGGCACGATCGTCGCGGTCATCGGCACCGCGGGCACCGTAGCCGCAGCGCTCGGCCTGCCCGACGCTCTCGGCGTCTCGCAATACGCGACGACGTGGGTCGAACGCGGGATCGCCGTCGCCTCGGTCATCGGCGGAATCACCTGGATCCATAAGGGTGCCACCACCGCTGACGCGAGCAACCTACCTAAAGACACCAGCGGCGAGCTGCTCGTGCCGCTGTCTGAAGCAGCGCAGCACATCGCGAACGCGACCACCGGCGCCCTCGTTGACGTGCAGTACCCAGGCCTGATCGATGTGGATCCCGACGAGCCGGAAGACGCAGAACTACCCGCGACGCCGGCGCCCGGGCCCGACGACCGCGCAGTCGACGGCGCGTTCGCCGCCACACCTAACCCAGCGACCGCCGCCCTAACCACCTGACCCGACTCCCCGTACCTCGAGCCCTCGACAAGTGTCGTGGGCTTTTCTCTTGCCCTGAAAGGGAAGCCCATGAACGTCATCGATCAGTGCCAGCAGTGCGGAGGAGTCGACGATCACCCGAAGGTGCGAATCGGCGACGCGTTCGGCAGCGGAGTCGTTATGATCTATCACCTCGACTGTCTGCCGCACGAGATGGAGCAGTCTTTCCGCGCTGACCCGAACTTCGGGCACCTGCGCGCCGCGGCGATCGACGCGGCCAAAGACGGAACGCACGGCGATGAGCTGCGCGCCGTGCTCGTCAGCCAGGACGCGGAACAGCAGAAGATCATCGACGATCTGAACGCTGCAGCCGAGGCCGCCAACACCGCCCCGGCGGTCTGATATGGGCGCCATCGACCAGGCCGTCGGCAACCCGATCCTCGATGTGCTGCTGCCCAACGGCAGCTCCGGCACTCTCACGCTCGGCGCGCTCACCCTGACCCTGCCATTCAAGTGTGTCTTCACTTCCACGCTCGGGACCGCGGCCGCGAACGGCACCGCCATCCAGGCCGGCGTGTCGATCGCGGGTCTGTTCACGTCCGCCGCGGCCTCGGTATCGAACGTCCCGACGAAGTCGAACACTGGCACGATCTCGATCACGGTGTCCGGCGCCGGCGGCACGTGGGCCGGCTGCGAGATCTACGACTCGACCGGTACACCTAAGCGTGTGCTCTACGGACCAAGCTCCTCGCTGGCGAAGGCCTACAACACCGGCGACATCCTCGCCGTCAACACGGGCAACGCGACAGGAACGGTGCAATAGCTATGACCGCCAAACTCGGCCGTAACCCCGTCCAGTGGTTCGTGGTCCTCCTCGTCGTCTCTCTTTGCATCGCGATCTTCGCCGTCAAGGCCGGCAGCGCGACCACGAGCACGTCCTGCTCTAAGACGGATGACGGCACGAACGAAACCATCACCTGCCCCTCGAGCCAGATCACGGCTACCCAGACCGTGGTGGTTCCCGGCCCAACCGTGACACTCACCTTGCCGCCCCTCTCAAGCCCGATCGGTTCCACAGCGCCCAGCTCGAGCGCGCCGTCTCAGACCCCGACTCCGAGCCCGACGCCGACCAGCCCGTCGACGATCACGAACGGGCAGCAGATCAATCCGTCGAATGTGGGCATCGCCGCGTGGGTCGGGCCGAACGGCGAGACCTGCACGAGTCCGAAGGTCTACACGGCGAAGGTCTCAGCGAGTTCGCTGGGCGCCTCGGTCACGTGTGCGTGGTTCAAGAAAGGCGTCACGATCGATCGAGATATCAGCATCACCGCGGCGCGCTTCGACACGTCGATCGACACCAACGGTCACACAGTGAACCTGAACTGGGTCAACGTCGACACAGTCACCGCTGAGGACATCGCCATCCACGGCGACGGGACGTACAACCTGTTCCGCTGCTCCGTCACCGGCTCGTCGGACGCGTTGCGGTTCGAGGGTGACAACGTGGTCGAGTCCTACCTGCGCACCAAAGCTGAGTCGTCCTCGGATCACAACGACGCCATCCAGGCCTACCAAGCCGACGCCGGCGGGTCGATCCTGCGCAGCAACATCGACGCCAAGCCGGTGAACGCCGCCCAGTTCGGTATCGGCGCTGGCAACGGCGCGATCTTCCTCGCCGACAATTCCAAAGGTAACGCCGACATCGAGGACAACTACCTCGCCGGCGGCGGGTACACGCTGCGGCTCAACGAATCGATGATCTACACCCACGTCAAGGGCAACGTCATCGTCAAGGGTTCCTATCTGTTCGGACCGCTCGACACCACCAACTCAGTCAAGGGCGCGTTCCCAGACTGGTCTGGTAACACCCTGTCCGACGGCACACCGATCCCGGCCCCGTGACGCGGGACAACGCTCGCCAGCTTGCCGAAACGGACCCGGGCGCTGCGATCACAGCGGCGTGGCAGGCGTTCCGGCAAGCCAACTGGGACACGCAGGACCGCCTCGGTGTGAACACCTACCGAGGCGGTCTGCACAGCAATGTCGATGACGTCGAGCGGATGGCCATCGCGCAGCAGATCCCGGTGTCGTTGATCGAGGTCGCCGAGCAATTGTTCCAGGGCTACAGCGAATACCACGGCGACGAAACCGACACCGCGACCGCCCTGCAGTACGTGTCCAGCGCTGAGCAACTGATCGCGGCGTTGCAACAAATCAACTAGGGGGCGGCATTGTCGAGCACGCTCCTAACCTCAGGTTCCTCGAGCACGGCAACGACCACCGTCAACTTCTCCGCTCAAACCGCGGGGACACTGCTATGTCTGTTAATCGAGGCCGACGACTACCGCACCACCACCGGCGCCGGCCGGCCTGAATCGACGAGTTTCATCCTCCCGGCTGGCGGGTCGGTGCAGTCCAACGTCGGCATGTACGTCTGGTACAAGATCGCGACCGGCTCGGAAACGTCGGTGCAATACACCATCGGATCCGCGTCACACTCCGAGTACCAATTCATCGCAATCACTGGCATCGACAACACGACGCCATTCGACATCGGTTCCAGCACCTTCGCGAACACCTTCGGAACCACTTACGCCACGCCATCGCTAACCCCGACATCCGGTGACCGGGTAGTCCTCGCCGCGGTTGGTGGCTCGACCGGCGCTAACGACGTCACCGGTCTTGGCTCGTGGACGAACTCCTACAGCCAGGTCGGATCGAGCGTCGGCGGAACCTCGCCGCAAATGAATATCGGAAGCGCGACGCTCGCCGCGACCTTTAACGGATCCACCGCCACGAGCAGCACGGCGACCTTCACGGGCAACGGTCCCGGGAACCGCTCATCGATCATTCTCGCGTTCAAGGCCGCCTCCGGCGGAAGTACCGTCACTGGCACTGTCACCTTCCCGGTCGCGGGCGCGCTGTCCGTCGCCGGCAATTCGACTCAGCCGGCCTCGGTCGGCTTCGGCGTCTCGGCCAGCTTCGGCGTCACAGGCCAGGACACCGCGAACGCAGCGGTAGCGATGCCTGTCGTCGGTTCGCTCGCGCTCGCCGGCCAGGACACTGTCTCGAGTGCCGTTGCGATGCCAGTGAATTCCGCGCTGTCGATCGCCGGCCAGGACACCGCGAGCGCCGCTGTCGCGATGCCGGTTGTCGGGGCGCTCTCGATCGCTGGGCAGGACACGATCTCCTCGAGCGTTGCGATGCCCGTGGTCGCCGACTTGGCGATCGCCACCGCCGGCAACCAAACCGGCGCCGTCGCTATGCCGGTCACGAGCGCCTTGGCGATCGCTGGCCAGGACACCACGAGCGGCGCGGTAAGCATGCCTGTGCTCGCCACCTTGGCGGTGAGCGGATCCAGATCGGCGGCCGGTCTCGTCACCCTGGGCGTGGTCTCGTCGTTTGCGGTGAGTGGGCAGGACACCGTGAACGGCGCGATCGCGCTGCCCGTGGTCGGCGCGCTCACCCTGCAGTCCGCCGGCAACGTCACCGGCGCGGTCGCGATGGCTGTCATCGGTGCGCTCGCAGTCAGCGGGACGAAAACCAGCAGCACGGCGATTGCGGTGCCAGTGCTCGCCACGTTCGCGATCGCGGTCGGTACACCAACTACGCCCGGATCCATGACGGCGGCCGCGGTAACTGTCCCGTCGATGGTGCCGGCTGCCTCGAGCCCGGGCGGATCCATGACGGCGGCCCCGGTGATCATGCCGAGGATGGCGGCGAGCCAGTGAGAAGGAGAAGGCCATGAGCGCGCACTCGTGGAACTAGAACCTCAGCGACCAACTGAGTAACGCCCCGCACCGTAAAGGCTTCGGCCTTCGGTGCGGGGCGCTTTGCGTTGTGCGAGGACTACGCGCGAGCCTTCGCGATCGCGTCCCGGAGTTCGGCGAACCCGCCGGCCTGCTTCTTGCGGAAGTGCGCCTGGTACTTATTGCCGTCATTGGTCTTGACGATCAGATTCCCATTGACCAGCATCGAGGCGTCCTTGAACGTGACATCAGCCATGTCCTCGACCGGGATCGAGATTGAGTCGCCCTCGACGCGGATCCGCTTGTCCGACTCGGCCATCTCGGCATAGTGGTCCGCGATCCGTGCAAGCGTGTCCGGACCCAGCAGCGCAGCCCTCGACGCCTTGTTCTTCGCATGCAGCGTCAGAAGCTGTCCGTCGAACTCGGCATCGATCATGTACCCATCAGTCTTCACGCGCGCATCATGGCACATAACACGAACTTTAACTAGAGCCTTCTTCGGCTACCGTGGCCGCATGCAGCTGGTCAAGACCGCACGCGGATACGTAGAGGTCGGGCCCCTGGAGTGCGCTAATGGGCATCGCTATCGCGGCGGGCGAGTACTCGTCGGCTGGCATCCCTGCGAATGCGCCGGCGGTAACGGCCACCGCACCCACGAGTGCCGTGAGTGCGGCGACGTTCGCTACAACCCGCCGCACATCCCAGGCGCCGGTTACTGGGAAGCGATCGGCTAGCGGCGACGGAGGACAGCGCTACGGTGTGGCCTGACATCGTTCCTCGGGCCGAAGGGCAACCATGCACTTCCACACTCACAGCATCCAGTGGGGCACTGGGTGGGAGGCAATCACTGCGGTCATAACGTTTGGTGCTCTGGTCGCAGCCGGCTTCGCTGCGAAATTCACTTTCAGCGCCGCGAGATCTGCGGCCAAGCAAACCGAGTCAGCTCGCACACAGGCAAAAGCTGCCCAAGACCAACTGACGCTGGCCCGCCGTCAGGTCGACCTCGCCGAGGCCGAAGCCGCCAGGTTGAAGGCAGAGTCTGATCGCGCGAACATCAGGCTCGTCACTTCGCAGCTCGATGCACTTGCCCCAGCCGTGATCGGCCGCGCTCGACCCAGCTCGAGGAACAAAGCGTTCTTCAGCTACGCCAGCGCAGCCGGACTCCGCGATTCGGGCTACGACTACGGAGGCGCCACCTTTACCGTGCCCAGCATTAGCCGATTTGTTGATGTCCACCCCGACGTCATGGCGGGCGAGGTCTACGCCATTTTCGTGACGATCAACTTCCACAACTATTCCAACGTGCCCGCTCGAATCGCGTTCATTACAGATGGGCATGGCGAACTCGACTGGCCAGGGGGCGAGTTATACCTAGCGCCCGGCCAATCACGAGACATTGTTTGGAAGCGGATTTCAGCCTCGGGCGTCGAGTGGCAAAAACTCGGTGAGCCAGGCATAGAGGGCCAGCTATTGGACCTCGAATATTGGGTCCGCGACCACGGCGCCAACGTCCGGGACACCTACCGTTTCAACGCCGACCTGAGATTCTTCGAACGAGATGGCTCCCGACTAATCGTCAAACCCGAGCCTGCATTTCCCTGGACTGAGGCCTGGGCCGATCCGTCGAGCCGTCGTATCTACGATCGCCTCGAATCAGGCGCATCGAGTGAAACTGCTGTGGGCATCCGTGCAGCGGGAGAGGTCAGCTCGTAAATATCGCCACGTTTCACGCTGCGTGAATGTCTGCCGCAGCGGCCGCTCGACGCTTCGCGCCGTCTGGCACCGCGGTGTAAATCCTCGTCGTTTCGATGCTCGAGTGGCCGAGCAGCTCCTGCACCGCGACCAGGTCACGCTCGGCGGCGTAGGCCTTCGTTGAAAAGCGGTGCCGCAACGTATGCCCGGTGTACCCGGGCCCGAGAGCCCGGCTGATCAATTTGCCGACGTGTGCGGGAGTCATCGGCTCGTCGACCCCAGGCCGCGGAAAGACGTAGCCAGGGTGAAGCTTCGCCAGCTCGACCGCGACGATCTCGGGAATCGGCACGAGCCGCTGCCGAGCACCTTTGCCGCGGATCCGGATCTCGTCGCCCTCGATCCAGTCGGTGTGGAACATCGTGATCTCGCCGCGCCGCATCGAGCAGCACGCGGCCAGCAGAATCATCAGCCGCTCGCGTTCGGCCGCGTGAAGTAGCGCCTCGTTAATAAGCCATTCGGGCGTGGGCCTCGGCACGGGCCGCTTGGGTCTCGGCGTCCGCAGATAACGGGTGGGGTCCTTCAGTGTGAGCTCGGTCTCGATACCCCAGGCGTAGAACTTGCGAACGCTGGATCTGACAGATCTGCGGTAGTCCCCGCCCCACCGGTCGTGCCGCGCGAACCACGCGACCAGATCGTGCAGTGTGAGTTCCCATGGCCGGAGCGTGCCGTTCTCCCGGGCCAGCAATGTCAGGTGGTAAACGCGTAGTTCGATCGTCGTTCGAGGGAAGCCCTGGGCGACGAGCCACTCGGTCCAGTTGTTGATCGCTTCCCTCCAGATATCTGGCAGGGGCACGGATATATGTTCGGCAGGTTTGGTCCAAGCTGCAGCTCGAACGAGACGCAAGTTCCCCATGATGCGGTTGTGTCGTTTGTGATCAGTTGGGAACTCAGGAAGCGATGCGCAGGGGCGCATCGGCCGGGGCAAGGTCAC